AGCGACCGCGCCAGCCGTAGACTCGCCGCTGACGTTGTAATCAAGCCCCCAGTCCTCGATGATCCCGGTGAATTGGACAGCCGTCGACGCGCCAGTGATCGTTGAGATCGTCACGTTCCGGCGCGGCTTGATATCCGGGTAGTACGGCGACGACGTGTAGAACGGGTCGAATGCCCTGTCCTGATTGTTGAACGTAATATTGGCGACGCCAGTCTGGTAACGATCCAACTCGCGTGACCTGCCGCGCGTGATCGACACGGAACGGACGCGAGTCGTCACGTCATAGTTCAGCGTCCCGCCAAAGCGGTAGTCCGTGTTGTCGAAGAGGCTCTGCGGATTCGCATCCTTCGCCGCCTGCGTATTCGTCACGGTACCCGGCGCCCATAGAAAGAAGGGACCACCCTGGCTCGACGTGTCGAAGCCGATCTGGACTAGCAGGCTCGGCGTAGCCAACCTAGTTCTTCCTTAGGTTGCGCGTCTGCGTGCCACCATTCGTCGAGACACCAGCAGACGTCGCCTGAATCTGCGGACCAGCAAACACCTGCCCGTTGCGCTTCTCAAACTTCTTGATCGACTCGACGATCGTGCGGCCGAGCTCGTCGGGATTCGTCCCCAACCCAGCATTGATGACGAGGTTATACGTCGTGCCGCCCCCGCCACCACCAAGCGCATCCCGCATGATCCCCATCGCCTCACTCGACCCCAGCGGAATGACCGCCTCGCGACCAGCCTCGCCAGCCGTGAAGACTTGACGTTTCAGGATGCCGCCGGCGCCGAGCATCGTAGGCTTGACCGGCTTCGCATTCGCCGCCGCCCATTCCGTCATGATCGCGTTGATCTCTTTCTGCTCGGCTGGCGTGATCTTCGACCCCCCCGGCGTGTTCTCGCCACGCCGAAACTCCTCTGCCTTATCACGACGCGCATCACGCTTCTTCTCCCACGCGGACAACTTTGCGTCGTACGCTGCCTGTCGTTTCGCATTCTCGGCATCACGCGCGGCAATTGCTACGTCACTCTGTGCGCCGGCGACGGTAGATCCTGCTGGTGCCTGGACATTGCCGGGGGCTTGACCGGCAGCAATGCCCTGAATCTCTGTCACCAGATTCGCCAGCGCTCCCCTAAATCCAGCGACGAATGCAATACCGAGACCCTCTCCGAAGTCTCCGCCGATGATCGCATTGAGATCGATAGCAAACTGCTCGGCACTAGTATTCCCATCCTTGAACGACTGAATGAGATCGTCGATCTTGCGCTGATTGGCGTCCTGCGTTGCCTTGACTTCCGAATCGAGCCGGTCGGCGGTCTGGTTGTCGATGTAGTCGTTCAGTTCGCGGGTAGCCGTTGCCCGATCCTCGTCAGTAGTTGCCATCGCTACCGCCTCGGTCAGTCGCGCCTTCTCGCGCGCATCCGCCTCGGCTTTCAACCGCTTACGAATAGCAGCCGCCTCTTGGGACTTGCCACCCGCCGCGCCGATGCGCTCCAAGAATCCGGCAATGAGTTCCATCGCTAGCGTCGTGCCGCTGATTCGGAACGTAAACTGAAGAACCGCAAACGCCTTACGGAATACATCACTAAGTGCGGCGCCGGCAGTCTTTCGACCCTCGGAAGTAAGCGTGCCTACCAGTCCCTTGATTAGATCCCTACCGGCCTGCCTCGCACGCGGCTCCAGGTTGTCGAAGAACCGGTCGAACTGTTCGCTACCGGCAAGCGTGAAGGTGATCGTGCCGGTCGTGTTGACCGAGGTCTTGGATGTCGTCCACCACTCGTAAAGGTTCCGAAACTCACGGCCAGCAGCATCGCGCAACTTCTCGACGACGAAGCGCACCTTGCCCTCAAACGTCGGACGCGCGGCGAACTGACGCACGAAGCCGAGCAGCGCATTAGCGGCACGCGAGATAAAGGGGATAAACATCGTCACCAGATCCGCCGCGACGTTGCGGAATGTCTCCTTGAGAATGTTCAGCTGCCCCGGCAACGTCTGACCCGCAGCCTTCGCACTCCCACCAAACTGCACTTCCAGCTCTTTCAGGATCATCTTCTGTGCGCCCATGAACTCGTCGACGCCGATCTTCAACGTCGCGACCAAGCCACCGAGCGCAGCTGCGCCGCCGACAATGGCAGCCATCTTGCCAAACTTACGCAGACCGCTAGTGCCTTGCGAGAGTCCGCGCGATAGACCAGATGTATCAACGCCAATCGGAATTACAATAGCCATGAGTTCATTCTACCGTTAGCGGAGCATACGATTGATCTGCTTCTCCATGTCCTGCACGCTCTGATCAATCGACCGCAAGACCGCAGGCTTATTCTTCTCGGCAATCGGCCACATGCGCCGGGATGCGCCGCCCCACTTATTAGACAGGTTACGGGTAAAGGTGCTATTCGTCTTTTTGCCAGCCATGTCGAACACTTCGCCGGCGCCATTCGACTGACGAATGCTGACAAGGATCGCCTTCCCTCTCATCTGACGCGCGCCCTGTTTCTTCACGCTCGACCGAACGCCACTCTTGGCTTTCCCAAAATCCCAATACGGCGTGCCAGCCGCACCGCTACGACCAGCCTGAACAGTCCCGCGCCGCGCGCTCGACTGCTTCGGAGCAACCCAGTTAGATAGCGGAGCCTTCGGAAGTCCAGCCTTGATAGCCGACACGATCGGCTTCACGTCATTCTTCAGCCGCTTGACAGCCTTGCGACGTAGCACGGGATCCATCTTCTGAAGGGTCTTGAGCGCGTCGTCTAGGCCGCGTATCTGCTGCGTAGCCATACGGTCAGTCTACCGGTTCGCGTGAACGCTTCGCCAACGAATATAGCCGAGCATCGTCCAGAGCATCCGCTCCGACTCCAGCATCAGCACACTAGGCGCGATGCCCGTTTCTACTGCGAGACTGGCGATGAGCCAATGGCTGGAGGATTCTCCAAAGGGACAAGCGTAGTCTCCTCAGCGCCCTCGATCTCATCCAACGTGGCAACCCAATCCATGAAGTCCAACGTCGTCGCGCCCGTGCGCTTCTGCGAATGCCACGCCAGCCAAACGAAGTCGCGCGCAAAGATCGAATCGCCACCCATCGTCGAGGACGGGCGCTCGAAGCGATCCTCCCACGCGACGATGTCGACCAGGGCAGCGCGTACGACAACGCTGTCCTTGCCTGTCTCTTTGATCTTGAATTGTAGTTCCACGTCAGCCCTCCCTGGGCGTAGAGGTTACGCGATCAGACTAAGCGACGGCCTTCGTTACCGTTCCCGAAACGGGCCAGGAGACATCGACTGTGTTGAGTTCTCCAACGGCTCCGTTTACGGCCGACCAACCCGTAACCAAGATCGTGGCGCTGTAGCTGGGGTTGGCCGTAGAAACTGCGGTTCCGTTCGGCTTGACGACGACGGTGGTCGTGCTGCCGATCAGAGGATAGACAAGGCCTTCGATAGCAGAATAGTCATTGTGCATCGAGAGCGAGATCGTGGTATCGAGCAGGCCGCCAACGCGGGTCTTTCCGTTGCCTGGACCGAAGGCCGTCGTTTCCACCTCGTCAACCGAAGTCTCGATCTGGACGCTGGCCACCGACGAGGAAACGTCCGTGCCGGCAATGCTGATGTTAGCGTTGGTGAGAACGAGCTTGGCCATATGGTTTTACTCCTCCTCGGAGCCGGACACGTCGGGTTGTGACTTCATTGTAGACGACGATTCTGGCGCTTTGACAATCACGCGCCCAGACTCGATCATCACGTCCAAGCGATCCACGTCGGACGCCTTGACCTCTTGCCCCTCGGTCTTGCCGGCAACAATGAAGCCGGGTGCCACGATAAACTTTGCCATCGTCAAACTCCTTAGGTGTAGACCAGTACGCGGAAATCAACTGACAGATACAGCGTGTCGTTGCCGTCGATCGTGCCGATGGTGCCAGCCGACTCAACGACGCACGTCTGCACGACGCCGCCGAGGGTGGTGTCCGCTTCGATCGCGGCACGAATGCCACCCGAGCCGTAGCCAAGATATGTGTCGAGCAGATCCTCGGCAGCGCGCTCAGACGCGCGACCAACTACGACTGTCAGCGTGTACGTCTGAAGGATGGAACCGGCGCCCATAGCGCCGTGATAGTCAATTGACTGGAGCGAGGGGAAAGCGAAGGGTGCGTTGAGATTGTCGGGCTGCCGATCATACGTGCGTAGTCCCGTGATCGTTGCGGCAGCTGTGGCGAGTGCCGTCTTGACTTG